CATCCAATTCTAATGGAAAGAAATGGTCTGACAACTTCTGGAAACTCACACCAGGTAAAAAACATGAGGTAAGAATTGTAAAATACAAACACAGTGATGATACATTACCATTCACTGAGTTGTACTTTTATTTTGGTATTGGGAAACCAAGAATGATTTCATTGGTTAACTTTGATGAAGCTGATCCGATAATGGAGTTTGCCTCTGAGTTGAGAAAAACCAATGAAGAAGAAAACAAAAAACTTGCTAAAAGACTTAACCCTAAAATGAGAGTATTCGCTCCTATTATTGTTAGAGGTGAAGAAGAAAAAGGTGTCAGATTTTGGGAATTTGGACCTCAAGCATACACTGAATTACTCCAATATATGGATGATGAGGATTATGGGGATATTACGGATGTTAAAAATGGATTTGACATTAAACTTGAACAAATACCTGCCGAACAAAGTGGAAAAGCTTACCCAACAACTACAATTAAGCTTAAACCAAGAACTACTCCATTGAGTAAAGATGCTAAACAAGCTGAAGAATGGTTAGAAAATCAACCGAATGTGAAGAAACTTTACACTAAAGTAGAGTATGAAGATATGAAGACATCTTTAATGGAATGGGTTAAACCAAAACTTGAAGGAGAGGATGAAGGAGAAGGAGTAAAAGAAGGAACTAACTATACAAATACCCCAAAAACAAACGTTAATAAACAATTAGATGAGTTATTCGAAGATTAATCATGGCTAGAACGAAAAAAGAAACTAGTGCTCCCTCCCTAACTGAAGATCTATCTCAAGTATTAGCAGACAGTATAAACAGTAAACTAGGGAAAGGCAAACAACAACTGGCTTATTTTCTAAATGGTGTTGGAAACGATGATCCAAAAAGTATTATGGGTTGGGTTTCTACAGGCTGTTCTACATTGGATTTAGCTATTTCAAATATCCCAAATGGTGGTTTACCTGTTGGGAAAATAGTTGAAATAATGGGGATGGAACAATCGGGAAAATCCCTTTTATGTGCCCATATTGTAAAGTCAACCCAAGAACAAGGGGGAGTAGGTGTCTATATTGACACCGAAGCTTCTTTGGATACTAGGTTTTTAAATGCAATAGGGGTAGATACCAAGAAAATGATATATATTCCCATTGACACTTTGGAAGATGTTTGGGCCACAGTTGAAAATGCTGTAGTTAAATTTAGGGAAAAGAACCCAAATAAAATTTTAACTTTAATTGTAGATTCACAATCAGCAGCAACTACTAAATCTGAATTAGAAACTGATTTTAGTAGAGATGGTTTCACAACTGAAAAGTCTATTATAAACAGCAAAGCTCTAAGAAAAATAACCAATTTAATTTATAAACAAAAGGTTTTATTAGTAGTCACAAACCAACTTAGAGATAAAGTAGGAGCAATGGCTTTTGCTGAAAAATATACAACTTCAGGGGGTAAAGCACTTCAATTTCACTCTTCAGTAAGATTATTAGCTAAAAATGTTAGTAAAATTAAAGAAGATGTTAATGGGGTTGAGCAAATAGTGGGAAGAGAAACAGAAGTTATAGTAAAAAAGAACAGAGTTGGACCACCAGAGCGTAAAATTCGCTATGAAATTTACTATGATTCAGGTATAGATGACAATAGTGGTCTATTTACCATGTTAAAAAAGTACAAAATACTTAAAGGAGGAGGAGCAGGATGGTATACCTATGAAAATGTAGATATAGAAACGGGGGAAATAATAGAACAAAAATTTCAAGGAGCAAACGGGTTTCATGAACTAGTTAAAATGCATCCTGAAGTAAAACAACTTATGTATGAGGATATATGTGAGAAATATATTATGAAATACCAACATGAAGTTAAAAACTTTGAAAGAGATTTAGATTCAGTAGAAAAAGAAGAAATAGATGGGGAATGATATATTAAGTATTTTAAATAAACTTAACAATGATAACCCCCCACACCCAAACGATAAAATACTCTTAATAGATGGACTTAATTTATATATTAGGGCCTTTTCAGCCAACGGGGCTGTAAATGATAGAGGGGTGCCTGTAGGGGGAATGGTTGGTTTTTTAAAATCATTAGCTTTACTTATACGTGAAGTTAATCCGACAAGAATTATAGTAACTTTTGATGGTAAAGGGGGTTCAAAAAGAAGAAGAAAACTCCATCCTGGGTATAAAGGAAATAGAAAACCAGGAAAAAGATTAACAAGATGGGATCAATTCCAAAGTGTAGAAGACGAACAACATTCAATGGCTACACAACTATCACGTTTAAGTGAATATTTAGGATCTCTTCCTTTAACAACAATTGTAGTAGATAATATAGAAGCTGATGATGTTATTTCTTATCTTGTTACTACTACTTTTAAAGAAAATACCAAATGCATAGCTTCAGGGGATCAGGATTTCCTCCAATTAGTAGATGAAAAAACTACAGTTTGGTCACCTTCCAAAAAGAGATTCTTCACACCCACCACAGTTCTAGAAGAATATAACATACCAAGCTATAATTTTTTAGTTTATAAATCTTTATTGGGGGACCAATCAGACAACATAGAAGGGGTGAGAGGACTAGGCCCGAAAAAAATCCCAAAACTTTTGCCGGAAATTATAAATTCACCATTAAGTATAACCGATGTGGTAGAATACGCAACTGCACAAAAGGGGGAAATGTTCGAAAGAATAATAAACAGTGAAGATAATCTCCATTTGAACTATGAGTTAATGAACCTACAAGAAACCAACATTTCAGGTTATGCAAAAGTTCAAATAATGGAAGATTTAGAACACAAATCAAATTTGCTGGACAAAAATTCTTTTATACGGTTATACAATAATGATTTTTTGGGGGAGGCTTTAGGAAGACCTGAACAATGGTTGAATAGTAATTTTTTAAGGTTAAACACATTAATAAAACAATTAACAAATGAGTGAGGGTAAATTATCAGAGTATGGAGCATCTTTTCAAAATAAAGCAATTTCTAATTTACTCACAGACCCCGATTTTTTAAGACAATCTATAGATATAATTTCTCCTTCTTATTTTGATAATGAGTATAGTAAGTGGGTTATTAATAAAATTATAGGATATTATGGGGATTATAAAACAACTCCTTCTTTAGATTACTTTAAATCTGAACTTAAGAAAATAAAGGGGGATGTTCAAAAATTAGCAATAAAGGAAAAGATTAAAGAGATATATAAGGTAGCGAAAAGCAATGATCACTCTTATATTAAATCTACTTTCATTGATTTTTGTCGTAATCAAACATTAAAACAAGCCATAAATACATCAGTAGACTTGTTAGATGCGGGAAACTATGAAGATATAAGACAATTAATTAATAACGCCTTAAAAGCCGGAACACAACAAAACTCTGGCCACATATATAAAGACCATTTAGAAGAAAGATATTCAACTAAAAATAGAAATCCTATACCTACTCCTTGGGAACCTGTTAATGTTTTACTTCAAGGAGGGTTAGCAGCAGGTGATTTAGGGGTTATAGCAGGAAATCCAGGAGGGGGTAAATCATGGATTATGGTTGCAATAGCAGCCCATGCTGTAAAAATGGGGTATAATGTTTTACTTTATACCTTAGAATTAGATGAAGATTATGTAGGTAAAAGATTTGATGCATATTTTACTAACATCCCTGTAAATGAACTAAATAAAACTACTAAACCTATAATTAAAGAGGCTATAAAAAGTTTACCAGGGAATTTAGAAATAAAAAAACTTAGAGCAGCTAGATCAACCTTAAACGAAGTAGAAAATTATACTGAAAAATTAATAAATAATGGGTTTAAGCCTGATTTAATAGTAATTGATTACTTAGATTTACTTAAAGTAAGAAATAATAAAGAAAAAAGAAACCAACTCGAAGATTTATATACTGAAGCAAGAGAATTTGGAAAAGAATTTGGAGTTCCTATATGGTCTCCCTCTCAAGTTAATAGAACAGGAGCAAGAGATGAAGTTATAGAAGGGGATCAAATAGCTGAAAGCTATTCAAAATTAATGATTGCTGATTTTGCAATGTCTTTATCACGAACTCGTGAAGATAAAATCAACAATACAGGAAGATTTCATATAATGAAAAACAGGTATGGTGCTGATGGATTTACTTATAATTCAGATTTTGATGCTTCAACAGGTAGAATACATATGCAAGAAAGACAAAGAAGAACAACAACAGAAAACCCAGAAATCCCCGATTCTGGTAGTACAGGGAGAACTATAAATGAATTTTTTAATTTAGAAACTTCCTAATGGGGACTTTAAAGAAAATATTAAGGTTTTATGTATTAATTTGTATTTATAGCCACAAAAAACACATGAAACTGAAGGCAAAAAACGCCTTCATTTTTTGTCTCGTTTAATACCGAGGTTTTTGGAAATTTTATATATTTATTAACCCTTAAAGAAAAAATTAAATATGGATATCTCACAAAAAATATACTCAGATATAGTGATTCATAACAAGTATGCTAAATACATCCCTCAAAAACAAAGGAGAGAAACTTGGGATGAATTAGTTACCAGAAATAAAGTAATGCATCAATTAAAATTTCCTCAACTTGAAGAAGAAATTGAAGAAGTTTATAAACTAGTATATGATAAAAAGGTTCTACCCTCAATGAGAAGTTTACAATTTGCAGGGAAGCCTATTGAGATAAATAATTCTAGAATATTTAATTGTTCTTATTTACCAATTGATGATTGGAGAGCTTTTAGTGAAGTTATGTTTTTACTCCTTTCTGGGTGTGGGGTAGGATATTCAGTACAAAACCACCATATAGATAAATTACCAGAAATTAAAATACCAACTAAAACTAGAAGATTTTTAGTAGGAGATTCAATTGAGGGTTGGGCAGATGCCGTTAAAGTTTTGATGAAATCCTATTTTGGGATTTCAAACTCAAGACCTAAGTTTGATTTTAGAGATATCAGACCTAAAGGAGCAGAATTAATTACTGTTGGAGGAAAAGCACCAGGTCCTGAACCATTAAAGGAATGTTTATTCCATATACAAAAGGTACTTGATAGAAAAGAAGACGGAGAATTTCTAACCCCAATTGAAGCCCATGATATTATATGTTATATCGCAGATGCTGTCTTATCAGGAGGTATTCGTAGAGCAGCATTAATTTCTTTATTTGATTTACATGATGATGAAATGTTAACTTGTAAATTCGGTAAGTATAATGAATTAAACCCTCAAAGAGATAGAGCCAATAATTCTGCAGTTATTATTAGGTCAAAAGTAACAGGGGGGGATTTCTTTAATTTGTGGGAAAAAATATCAGCAAGTAATTCAGGAGAACCTGGTATTTATTTTTCAAATGATAAAGATTGGGGCACTAACCCATGCTGTGAAATTGCTTTAAGACCTTTCCAATTCTGTAACTTAACAGAAGTTAACGTATCTAATGTAGAATCACAAGAAGATTTGAATATTCGCGTGAGAGCTGCGACATTTTTGGGGACTTTACAAGCATCATACACAGATTTCCATTATCTTCGCGATATTTGGAAAAGAACCACAGAAAAAGACGCACTTGTTGGAGTAGGAATGACTGGGATTGGTTCAGGAGAAATTTTAAAATATGATTTAAAGGAATCAGCCAAAATAGCTAAAGATTCTAATGAAAAATTATCTGAAATTATAGGGATTAATAGAGCAGCTAGAGTAACAACAGTCAAACCATCAGGCACAAGTTCATTAGTTTTAGGAACTTCATCTGGTATTCATGCTTGGCATAATGATTATTATATTAGAAGAATGAGAATAGGTAAAAGTGAAGCTCTTTACCATTATTTATCTGAATACCATTCCGAATTAGTTGAAGATGACTTATTTAAACCACATATACAAGCAGTAGTTTCAATACCTCAACAAGCCCCTAAAAATGCTATTTTAAGAACAGAATCTGCACTAGATTTACTTGAGAGAACCAAAAAATTCAATATGGAGTGGGTAAAAGCAGGCCATAGAAAAGGAGCCAACACAAACAATGTTTCAGCCACTATTTCTGTTAAACCTGAAGAATGGGATGAAGTAGGAGAATGGATGTGGAAAAATAAAAATACATTTAATGGATTAGCTGTTTTACCTTATGATAATGGGACTTATGATCAGGCCCCTTTTGAAGATATAGATGAGGAATCCTTTAAAGAACTAGAAAGTCATTTAACTAGTATAGACCTAAAACTAGTCACAGAAGCAACAGATGAAACAGATTTAAATGGACAAGTAGCATGCGCTGGTGGGGCTTGTGAAATAGTATAAAATGAGACAAGACGATTGGATAAGTAAAATATATCATGGATTCGATCTTTCACAAAGAAAGTTTGGATCCCTGAATATTAATTCGTATATTAATAAAAATCATGAACAAAAGAGACCAACAAAAGATGAGAGTAGGGGCAACCCGAAAAAGTCAAAAGGAACAAGGTTACTTTGACGGAAGATTTGTAGAAAGATCAGAAAAATTACAAAATAAATATAAAAGAAAACCAAAACACAAAAATAAAAGTTATGACGCAGACGACTCAGACGACCAAGACCAAATATGAGGATTTAGCAATCCCAGAAT